CCTCAACCGAGTGGAGATTGATCATCCCCACCCGAATGCTCCGCTAAGGAGCGTTCTGTTATAATCATACCCCCAGAAAGGAAAACCATCAGGATAGCCTTCCCGGTTATCAGGAGTGCGAGCTACTGCTACCACCTCCGAATCACGGATCTCCTTCAAGCGAAGGAGACACGTACGAAGTGTGGCTTTCATAGGGTTTACAGCCGGCCAGAGTTTAACCAGATCGCCCCAAAGGGCCCGCGATTTATGCCTAATCGACTTACGTCGTGTCGGCTGCGGACCTAACATTAGGGTTAGATTCTTGGTTTGAAAACCAGCCATCTGTTCTACGAGATCAGGCGACTTGCAATCAAGGGAGACCCAATTAGGATGTTCTAGGAGGAACGAGGCAAAAGCCTCTGAATTCCAGAACACCTTAAAGTTCTCCTTGAAATTGCTATTCGCTTCGTCGAGAGCTAAACCCCGCCATGCTTCCTCTATGCTGTTCCTCAGAACGGTGCCTAGGCACCCTCCAGAGGCGACAGCATGGTGAGAAAGGTAGACGGCAATCGCACGCCTTACAAACCGCGGAGCCAGCCTAGTCAATGGGACATCCAGACCGCGCTTGCAGGGATAACCCAGTCCCCCGAACTCAATCGGGAGGTACGGGTACATACCCTCCTTGCGCGCAGCTTTGATACAGTGGGACCAAAGTGTTTTGAAGACCGCACGAAGTCGGTCCTCAGACACACCCTGACCCCTTAAGGCTCGGGTGACAAACCCGATACTCAAAGCATCTGGCAAACCGTCCGGTAACCTGCTTTCGACCCGAGTGTGATCAGTGCTAGGTTCTACCAAGCCCCGTAGGGGCAGTAGATCCAGCACCTTGACACCCAAAATCTTAGGGTTGCGAGTTACTAAGGCGGTATACATTGCACTAGACGGCTCACGACCGTAATCCTTTTCATCCCGTTCTACGCGGAAAGTCAGTTCCACGAAAACACCTCCCTTTAAGGAGTGGAAGTGCTTGCCTACAGAAAAGGCGGCTCCACACGATTGTGCAAGAGACTCATAGCGCTCAATGACCCCTAAGGGCCAAATCGCAGCTAAGTCATCTCCGCAAATCACGAAGGGACACGGAACTGCACGGCAGAACGGTTGCTTGTGGAAATCACGGATCGATTCAGTCACCCAGAACAACTGTGTCAAACACAGAAGACTCCAGGTGAGTGGTAGACCCATGAGGATCCCACAAGTCTGCTTGACCGTCGAACCATCTGGATAGATGACATCGGCATCGCCTACACTAGCGCGAGCGACCTCATCTAGCCAAGATGGCCAGACCTTGGCGTCGATAAGACCCTCCAGAAGCGCTTGCGCTAACTCCCGAGGGATCCGATCAGACGCCGCCTTAAGGTCAGCAGAGAGAATACGGTTGAATGGTCCCGCACGGGCACCGATCTCTTCTATTCCTTTCTTAGTCTCCGCAAGGAGTACCGATCGGATAGAAGGGTCTCGGCGTATGCCCCTAAACAGGTGCTTCCGTGCAACGTTGCACAAGGACACCAGCGAAGCTGGTGACTTAGTAACAACGCGGCACTTCCACCCCCGTTCAGGAACAACCTCCACCCTATGGAGGATGTTTGGTAGAGCGTGGAATTCCGTCAACAGACGTTCCCTTAGGTTCGTCTGGGATTTGACGTACTCCCACTCCATCAGCATAACCGTGGCAGGCCTTTCAGGCTCTTCCTTTTCTGGGTTTGTTGTGTTCAACCATTCCGACAACATGCTGGTTAAGCCCCCATTACGCCGGGACTTCTCCAAACATGCCGAAGTGGACGTGTCAATCTCTATCACTGGACCCCGCTTTCTACAAAAGCGACGGGCCCAATGGTAGGCAAAGTCACGGGCCTTTTGCGCCAATCCAGGCGCTAAAGGCACCTGGGCGGTGATCGCAGCGCGATGTTCCAGTAGTGCTTGGTTATGCACTACAGCATCACCCTTCGGCAGAGACCTACCAAGGTAGGCCAACTGCAGATAGTGATCATCATCACTACACCACCACCCAAACCACTTCATAAATGGCTGAGGCGCGTTAGGAAGACTCTCAACTCCTAATCCACGGGCCCGAGCATAGCGCGATAGGTCTTTAAGTTGTGCACAAACGTGCCCAACACCAGATCGACCACTATGCCACAGGACACCCTGTATTATGAGTTGGAGTCGGAAAGCATCCTGACGCTCCTTCACAACATCAAAGTTGAACTTAGCCACTTTCTTTGTCATTGCAGAATAGACTGCCAGTACCGATCGTAAAATCGATCGTATTGTTAGCCAGTTCTTTCTACAGTAACGTAAATCGTGACTAGAGAACTTCTTTGGTATGATTAAACAGCGGCCCGAGCCGCCAGCTCCGAAGAGTCTTAACAGCTCGAGGGGTTTGTGTCTCGGACGATCGCCGCAGATAAGCGGAATAGGCGACCAAAGCCTAGCTTTCCGCAGTCGGTCTTTC